TGTTCAAACAGGAGCAGCCAAAACCGCCGTATCAGCCGCAGGGTGGTGCCGGAGGAAGTGGAACGGTAAATCCATTTGCAAAAGAGACGTTTAATCTGACCAAACAGGGTGAACTTTTAAAATCCAACCCGGAGCAGGCAAAAGCAATGGCAGCAGTCGCCGGAGTAACAATTTAGAAAGAGAGGTAACTATTTATGGCAATTACAAAAATTGCAGACGTGATCGTACCGGAGTTATTTAATAAGTACGTGATTAACAGAACCATGGAGCTGTCCGCGTTTTTTCAGAGCGGGATCGTGGTAAACAGTCCGGAATTTGATACATTAGCAAGTGAAGCCGCAAGAACCCACAATATGCCGTTCTTCGAGGATTTACAGGGAGAATCCGAGCCGACACTGGAGGATGTAAAGATGACACCGGCAAAGATCGGTTCTAACAAAGATGTATCCACCACAATTCTCCGTCAGAAAATGTGGGCTGCCACAAATCTTTCTGCAGCATTAGCAGGTGCAGACCCGATGAAAGCAATCGGTGATCTGGTGGCACAGTACTGGGCGCGCGATATGCAGAAGGAATTGATTGCGATTCTTGCGGGCGTATTTGGAACCACCACGGCAGATCCAAGCGGAACACCGAAAGCGGAGACCAGAATGGCAGATCATATTCTTGATCTGACCACAGGAAAAGCAGAGGCTGCAAAGCAGATTAGCGCATCTGCATTTATCGATGCATGTCAGATGCTTGGAGATGCACAGTCGCAGCTTACCGGTGTGGCAATGCACTCTGCTACAAAATCTTATCTGAAAAAGCTGAACCTGATCGAGACAGAGCGTGATTCTACAGATGTTGAGTTTGACACCTATCAGGGCAGACGTGTGACCGTAGATGATGGATGCCCGGTTGCTGATAATGTATACACAACATACCTTTTCGGTAATGGAGCAGTTGCTTACGGCAATGGTTCTCCGGTCGGTCATGTTGCTACTGAGGTGGACCGTGACAAGCAGACTGGCGGCGGTGTGGATTATCTGATCAACCGTAAAGCATTTATCCTGCATCCGAGAGGAATCGCGTACACCGGGACAAAACGTGAGCATGTGGAGACTCCGACGAGGGCAGAACTTGCAATGGCAGAGAACTGGAATCCGGTATACGAACCGAAACAGCTTCGTATCGTTGCAATTAAGCATAAGATCGGGTAGCCTATGGATCTGGCAAAATTAAAGGCACTTCTTGGGATTGAGGATGATTCTAAGGATATGGTACTTGAATTTGTCATTGCAGATGTGGAGGAAATCATAAAAAACTATTGCCATGTGGAGAAAATGCCGGATGGATTGATAAACACCGGCTATCGCATGGCAATGGATCTGTATCGGAATGAAAATATTGGAAGTGAGTCGGCAGCAGTCGGCACGGTTTCCTCTATTTCTGAGGGGGACACTTCTACTTCATTCCGTCAGTATGTGGATGACAATTTCAAAGACACGGTGTTGAAAAATTATGAATCCTCGTTGAAACGATACAGAAAGGTGGCGTGGAGATGATCTCAGATGCAATTAAAAAAATGCAGGCAATGGCAAGGAAGGCACAGGAAGAGACATACGATGGGAAATGCACAGTAACGGAATTTCAGCCGATCAAAGATTCGAGAACAAAGATCACATCGGAAAAGGAAGTGGTTGTGTTAGAGGATGAGCCATGCCGCCTGTCATATTCGAATGTCAGTGCAGTAGACCAGACGGAAGCTGCCGCAAAGACGGCACAGGTCACAAAACTGTTTCTGTCCCCGGATACACAGATCAAGTCTGGAAGCAAGATCGCAGTCACGCAGGCAGGCATCACACGTGCATATGAATGCAGTGGTGTACCTGCGGTTTATCCGACGCATCAGGAGATTGTGCTTACACTGTCAGAGAGGTATGCATGATGGCAGGAATGGGAAGTTTTAATATCCGGGGACTTACGGAGCTGCAGAGAGAAATGGAAAAGCTGCAGGATCCGAATGCGTTTGTGGAGGCGTGCGCGAAGGAACTGGCAGCAAGGCTTTTAACTTTAGTGATCAAAAGAACGCCGGTTGGGGATTATTCAAAAGAAATTGAAGTGACGGCACAGCGAAATTCTAAAAATCACAAAAAAGGTGATGTTTATAAAAAGAGGGTTAATCCATCCGGAAGAAAGGGCGGAGTACTCCGGCGGGGATGGATTTCAAAAACACAGGAAGAAGCGGCAAGCAAAAAAAGTAAATCCACTGCACAGGAAATTCTGCAATATGTCAACGGTGTAAAAATCAGTCGAACGGGGAAAATTTTAAAAATCGAAATCGACAATCCGGTCAAATATGCCGACTATGTTGAATACGGCCACAGGACAGCAAATCATAAAGGCTGGGTAAAAGGGCATTTTATGATGAAGATTTCCGAACAGGAGTTACAGAACATGGCACCGCAGATCCTTGAACGAAAGATCAGAAAATACCTTGGGGATATCATGAAATGATAAATGAAATTATAGATGCAATCAGCATTGCCTTAGACAACGAGTTTGGGGATGGTTATGTGATCCATAAGGAAGAGATAAAGCAGGACTTGAAAGAGCCCTGTTTTTTTGTACAGTTGATCGACCAGAGCGTAAGTCCGCTTTGTGGGCAGCGGTATTTGCAAAATAATGCATTCTGTATCCAGTACTTTCCTGAATCTAAACTGAATCCATACGCAGAGTGCAACGATGTGGCAGAGCGTATGATGTTTGCTTTAGAGTATGTTACTCCGTTAGATGCGGACAGAGCAATACGTGGAACGAATAAGAACCATGATCTGGTGGACGGTGTATTGAATTTTTTTGTGAATTATAACCGGGTAATCTTGAAAAAACCGGTACGTTCTGAGGTGATGGGACAGATTAAAATTCAGTCAGAAATGAAGGGAGAATAATAAAATGGCAAATGCGAGCGGGAAGGTATTAGAAAAGCCGCAGGGAAAAGCGGCACAGAAATTTACAAAAGAACAGCTTCTTGCCTGTGCAAAGTACAGTGCCAGGAAAGATATAATGGACGCATTGCTTGATGAAAACAAAAAGTACACAAAAGCAGAAGCGGATACGTTATTAGAAAAATACATGAAAGGAAAGGTGAAATAAATGGCTTTAGGTGGAGGAACATTTACCGCACAGAACAAGGTGCTGCCGGGAACTTATATCAATTTTGTATCGGCGGCATCTGCAAACACGAACCTGTCGGACAGAGGCGTTGCGACAATGCCTTTAGAACTTGACTGGGGCGTGGAAGGGAAAGTCTTTGAGGTGACAAACGAGGATTTCCAGAAAAACAGCATGAAGATTTTTGGTTATGCATTTGACGATCCGAAAATGAAAGGACTGAATGATCTGTTCCTTGGGGCACAGACACTCTATGCATACCGTTTAAATGGTGGCGGTGTAAAGGCTGCAAATACCATAGCAACCGCATTGTACAGCGGAACCCGTGGCAATGATATCCGGATCGCTGTACAGAAAAATGCAGACGACGCAGATAAGTTTGACGTTATCACTTACCTTGGCACAGCCAAAGTAGATACGCAGACGGTAAAAACTGCAAAAGAGCTTGTGGCGAATGATTATGTTTCATTTAAAGAGGAAATCGAGCTGGAAGATACGGCAGCCGCACCACTGACAGGTGGAACAAATGGAACTGTAGACGGAACAGCACATCAGACATATTTGGATCTGATTGAATCTTATTCTTATAACACCATGGGTGTTGCGGTAACGGATGAGACAACGAAAAAGTTATACGTTGCATTTAACAAACGGCTGCGCGATGAACTTGGAATTAAATTTCAGGTGGTACTCTACAATATTTCCGCAGATCACATGGGTGTTATCAATGTAAAAAATAAGACCACAGATGCGGGATGGAGTGAAGCAAGTCTTGTATACTGGGTTACCGGTGCAGAATGCGGATGTGCTGTAAATAAATCCTGTCAGAACAAAGTTTACGACGGTTCCTTTACAGTAGATACATCGTATACACAGAATCAGTTAAGAGAGTCTATCAAAAATGGAGAATTTGTCTTGCACAGGGTAAATTCAGATATCCGCGTTCTGGACGACATCAACTCCATGGTAAGCGTGACAGATACGCAGGGAGAACTTTTCAAAGACAATCAGACGGTCCGCGTGATCGATCAGATCGGTAATGATATCGCCGTATTATTCAGTACGAAATATCTCGGTACCATATCGAATGATGCGGCAGGAAGAACGTCTCTCTGGTCTGACATCGTGGCACATCATAGGGAACTTGAAAAAATCAGGGCGATCGAGAACTTCAGCGAAGATGATATTACGATCGCACAGGGAGAATCGAAAAAGTCGGTAGTGATCACAGATCAGGTGACAGTTGTTAATGCGATGAGTAAGCTCTATATGACTGTTACGGTAGCGTAGGAAGGAGTGAAGAAAGATGGGAAATACAGCTATTATGGATGCGGGCGATGCCGTCTATGGAAGCCTTGCGGAGTGTTTTATTACGATTGGTAAAAGACGGTACAATTTTATGAATCTGACAGAGTTTGAAAGCAAATGGGATGTTACGATTAGCGATGTCAAGATTTTGGGTAAAGTCGGTATGGGACACAAGGCTGCCGGTGGAAAGGGTACCTGGAAGGGAACTGCACATTATAATCAGTCAGTGCTCCGCACAATGGCAAACCAGTATCAGAAAACAGGAAACCTGCCTTATTTTGAAATCCAGGTGAGCAATGAGGATCCATCAAGCAGTGCAGGCAGACAGACAATTATTCACAGGGGATGTCTCTGTGACTCATTTATTCTTGCAAAGTTCCAGGCGGGCGAAGAAATTCTGGATGAAGATATTTCAGGAACCTTTGAGAGCTGGGATATGCCGGAGAAATTCAAAGAGTTAAAAGGTTTTAAAACAAATTAATGATGTTCCCTTCCTGTATCAGCGGGAGGGGATTTTTAAATAAAAAGGAGAGAAAGATATGTCAGAGTTCAGCAGATTTATGAAAGCAAACAAAAAGGTAAAAGCAAATCAGAAGTATGCTCCGACAGCGAGTCTTACAGATACAGACGGGAAGCCGCTTCTTTGGGAATTTCGCCAGATCACATCACGCGAGAATGAGGAACTGCGCAATGCATGTACTGTAGAGGTCCCGGTAACTGGAAAACCGAATATGTACCGCCCAAGGCTGAATACAGAAAAATACCTGTCAAAGATGATGACAGCAGCAACCGTGTATCCTGATCTGTACGATGAAGAATTACAGGATTCCTACGGTGTGAAGACACCGGAAGATTTATTGTATGCAATGGTGGATGGAGCCGGTGAATTTCAGATGTTTGAAGTGTGGATGCAGAAGTTCCAGGGATTTACAGACAGTCTCGATGTCAAGGTGGACGAAGCAAAAAACTGATTGAAGGAGGGGATGGTGAAGCAAACTTTGCTTACTATGCCCTTCTAAAATTACATATCCTGCCATCTGTATTTTTAAATATGGATGAACAGGAAAAAGCATTTGTGATCGCCGCAATAAAAATCAAGATCGAGAATGATAAGAAAAAAGAGCGGGAATTAAAGAGCAAGATTCATTAGGAAGGAGGCGTGATGTATGGCAGCTATTCAGACAGCGATAGAGCTTAATGACCAGTTTACCAGTGTTTTATATGGCATTATGGATGCAGTCAATCTTGCAACAGCGCAGATGTACGATATGCAGCAGGCAATGTCGATGGATATTGATACGAGCAGTCTGGAGGGAGCGCGAGAGGCAATCGATGAAGCAACAGCATCCTTAATTGCATTAAACGGTGCGGCACAGCGGCCGGCTCCTGTCATGGATCCGCTTGCAGGAAGTTCTGAACCGGTCCTGCCGGAAAGGCAGTCCAATGTGCCGACAGAGCCGGTAGAGATTCCGGTGCATTGGGAAACAGACAGTCTGGATGTGTTTACAGGAACTGGGATAGATCGGTTTGAGCAGGAAGTACAGAGTACCGATAGCATGTTAGAGCAGTTGAGCAGTACGCAGAACGATATTGCAAGGCAGGCATACAGTACAACGATCTTTCCACCGGAGTCATTCCAGGATCTTAATTCCATGGCTGTCAGAATTGATTCGATCCGGGAACGGATACAGCAGATTGAAAACAATCCGGTCAATATGGGAACAGATAACGCCAACGCCCAGTTAGAGCAGTTGAGATTGCAATTAGACCGGGCGATTCAGGAACAGAATAATCTTAATACCGCCATGCAGAACATGGATGTGTCCGGTGCAAATGCGGCATATCTCCAGCTATCGCAAACAGTAGGCAATACAGAGCGGTATATCCGTGATAATACGGATGAGCAGGGAGGATTCAATCAGGAGATTCAGGAGGGGGTATCCGGCGCAGAGGGGTTGATGGGAACAATCAAACGTGTGGTTGGTGCATATGTGGGTATTCAAAGCGTGGGAAAAATACTTAATATGTCTGATGAACTGGCGCAGACAACCTCACGGCTGGATTTAATGAACAATTCATTTAATCAGATTAATGGAACTGCAAACGAAACCTCCGAACTGGTTAATATGGTATATGCTGCGGCACAGGATGCAAGAGGCTCTTTTAGCGATATGGCATCCGTTGTTGCGAGATTTGGTAATAATGCAAGAGATGCGTTTGGCAGTTCAGAGGAAGTAGTGGCTTTTGCAGATCTGGTTCAAAAGCAGATGACGATTGCAGGAGCAAGCACACAGAAAGCTGCAAATGCAGAATTGCAGTTATCACAGGCACTTGGTTCTGGTGTACTTCGTGGTGATGAATTGAATAGTATCTTCGAACAGGCACCGAACCTGATTCAGAACATTGCGGATTATCTCGATGTTCCGATAGGACGGATCAGAGAAATGGCGGCAGATGGAGAGCTTTCTACCGATGTTGTAAAAGCGGCGATTTTTGCAGCCGCGGATGATATCAATGGTAAGTTTGATGAAATACCAATGACCTGGGGACAGATCTGGCAGTCGATGCAGAATACAGCAGTTATGGCTTTCCAGCCGGTTCTTCAAAGATTAAATGGGATGGCGAACAGCGATGCGTTCCAGGGATTTGTTGATGGAGCGATCGAAGCTATGGCAACGACGGCAAATATGGTGCTGAATATCTTTGATTTAGTGGGATCTGTAGCTGGATTAGTGGCAGATCATTGGTCAATTATAGAACCTATCATATTAGGGGTTGCGGCGGCTATCATAATTTATACGGCATTTACAAAAGGGGCGGAAATAGCGTCTAGGGCGGCTTCACTGGCTACAAATGCATGGACAGCAGCTCAAGGCGCATTCAATGCTGTTATGAGCATGAATCCAGTTGGACTTGTAATTATAGCAGTTGTACTGTTGATAGCGATTATTTATGCAGCGGTTGCAGCAGTAAATCATTTTGCAGGCACATCAGT